TTTCTTGATTGTTTCTTTGTATTTTTCGTAATGAGTTTGCATTTTAAGTATTTATAAATACTAAGGCATATAAAAACAACATGTAGAAATGTTTATTTCTATAAATACAAGTATAAAAAGAGTATTATTCGAATAATATTATACAATACTAACAAGGAGAACAACGATGGCATTTTTAGTATCACCTGGTGTACAGGTAAATGAAGTCGATTTAACAAATGTAGTTCCAGCTGTTGCAACATCTATTGGTGCTATCGCAGGTGCATTTGAAAAAGGTCCTGTTGGTTCTATACAGACAGTCACTTCAGAAGGTGATCTAGTTTCTAAGTTTGGAAAACCAAATTCTAATAACTTTGAAAACTGGTTAGCAGCTGCTAGTTTCCTACAATATGGAAACACACTAAGAATGGTAAGAGCAGAATCAGCTATTGTTAACGCAGGAGCAAACAGCGGAATATTAATTAGGGATGATGATCATTACGAACAATCATTCAGAGCAGGCCAAGGTTCACATGGTGAATGGGCTGCAAGATCAGCAGGAACATGGGGTAATTCAATCGGAGTTGCTATCTGTGCTACTGCAACAGCATACGAACAAGTTTTAGCATCAGGCAACAAAACAGTTGGCGAAGACGCAGTAGGCGCTACAACAATTGCAGTTGATGATGCAGATTTAGCAGACAACGTAATTAACGTTGGCGATATGATTTCTTTCTTTTCAGACTCAGCAGGTGCAACACCTGTCACAGGCGAAACAGGAAATGAATACGAAGTCACTGCTATATCAACAAATAATTTAACAGTTAGATTAAAAGATGACCCTAACGGTGCAGGTGTACAAAACATTATACCTGATGATTCTTTCATCAAAAGAAGATGGCGTTTTGCTGACTTATTTGATAGAGCACCAGGTACATCACCTTACTCTACTGAAAATTCAAAAGGAACAGCAGACGAAATGCACATTGTAGTGTATGACACAACAGGAAGCATCACAGGTTTTGATGTTGACGTTGCAGGTCAAAGAACAAAAGGAGTTCTTGAAACTTATGCGGCAGTGTCTAAACACCCAAGTGCAAAAACACCACAAGGTAATTCAAACTTCTACCCAGATGTTATATTTGCACAATCAACAAACATATATTGGTGTGATCACCCAACAGCAGGTTCAAATTGGGGAACAGATATATCTTCAGGTACAGCGTTTACAGCAATAAATACACCAGTAGTAGATTCACTAACAGGTGGAACAGATGATTACTCATTAACAAATGGGGAAATCTCAATTGCATACAATAAATTTGCAGACGCAGAATCAGTAGATGTTAACTTAATCATCGGTGGTTCTTCATCAATCGCAGCTGACACACAAGCAAACTACGATACACATGGAACAATGTTGATCGATCTTGCTGCAGCTAGATTAGACTGTATGGCATTTATATCGCCACACAGAGCGGCAACTGTCGGAGTAGCAGACCCTGCAACTCAAGCAGTTAATGTTAAAAATGCAGCTGCTACATTACCAAGTTCATCTTACGCAGTTCTTGACAGTGGATACAAATATATGTACGACAGATACAATGATGTTTACAGATACATACCACTTTCAGGTGACATTGCTGGATTATGTGCTAGAACAGATGATGTTGCTGATGTATTTTTCTCACCAGCAGGATTTAATAGAGGAACAATTAGAGGTGCAATTAAACTTTCTTTCAACCCTAATCAATCACAAAGAGACGACTTATACGCTGCAAGAGTTAACCCAGTAGTTAATTTCCCAGGCCAAGGTGTCACCCTATTTGGTGATAAAACTGCCTTGACAACTCCTAGTGCATTTGATAGAATAAATGTTAGAAGATTGTTTATTGTTCTTGAAAAGGCAATAGCAACTGCGTCTAAATTTCAATTATTTGAATTTAACGATGCATTTACTAGAGCGCAATTCAAAAACTTAGTAGAACCTTTTTTAAGAGATATACAAGGTAGAAGAGGAATAGATTCTTTTCAAGTTGTATGTGACGGTACAAACAATACAGGCGTTGTTGTTGATAGAAATGAATTTGTTGCAGATGTTTATGTTAAACCTGCAAGAAGTATCAACTTCATAACACTAAACTTTATAGCGACACGAACAGGTGTTGCCTTTAGTGAAGTAGGAGGAGCGTAATCATGGCAAACATAGATGACTTTAAAGCAAATCTAGCTGGTGGTGGTGCAAGACCTAATCAGTTTAGAGTGACCATTACACCACCTGCAGGTATCGCTACAGGATTGAATGTTAGAAACGCAAGTTTCTTAGCAAAATCTTCAAACTTGCCAGGTCAAACACTTGGCGAAATCCCTGTACCTTTTAGAGGTAGAAATATCTACATCGCTGGGGACAGAGAGTTTGAAAATTGGACTACAACATTCATTAATGATACAGACTTTAATATTAGAAATGCAATCGAGCGTTGGATGAATGGTATTAATGATCTTGCGAATAACACTGGTGTTATCAATTCTGCTGATTATCAATCAGACTTAACGATTGAACAATTAGACAGAGACGATACAACTTTGAAAACTTACATCTTCAGAAATGCATACCCTTTGACACTAGGTCAAATTGATGTTGCTTACGAAACAACAAATGCAATTGAAGAGTTTGAGGTGACTTGGAGATACCAACACTTTGAAGCAAGTGGCGTTAACTTTTAAGAAGACTACTAAATAGTAATAAAAACATAGTAGGAGTATATTATGGCAGAGTTATTTGGATTTAAATTCGAAAAAATAAAAAATACAGCACCAGAGGATAGATTTGTCCAAAAATCACCTGATGACGGTACGGTAGAAATATCGGGTGGTGGACATTTTGCTCAGGTATTAGATATTGACGGAAGAGATCGAAACGATCTTGATTTAATCAGACGATATAGAGACATTGGACAACAACCAGAGTGTGATAGTGCAATTGAAGATATTGTAAATGAGGCAATTGTTTCAGATGAACGAGACAAGTCTGTTGATCTTGTATTAGATAATTTAGAATACTCAGATAAAATCAAGAAAAGTATGAGACAGGCTTTCGATGAAGTCTTGTCTCTACTTGATTTTGATACTAAAGGACATGACATTTTTAGAAGATGGTATGTTGACGGAAGATTATTTTATCACAAAATTATTGATTCAAAAAATCCTAAACTAGGTATACAAGAAGTAAGATACATTGACCCTAGAAAAATCAGAAAAGTAAAAGCAGTACAGAAAGTACCAGGGCCACAAGGTTCAATCTTAGTTAAACAAGAACAAGATTATTATCTTTACAACGAGAAGATGTTGAAAGGTATGATGAACCAAGGTTTAAAAATTGCAGATGACTCCATTACATATTGTCCGTCTGGTTTAATAGACGCAAACAAAAATCAAGTATTATCTTATTTACATAAAGCAATTAAACCTGTCAATCAGTTAAGAATGATTGAAGACAGTTTAGTTATTTACAGAATTTCAAGAGCACCAGAAAGAAGAATTTTCTATATTGATGTAGGTAATTTACCTAAGATCAAAGCAGAGCAGTATCTAAAAGATGTAATGAATAGATACAGAAACAAACTTGTTTACGATGCAAGAACAGGTGAGATCAAAGATGACAGAAATCACATGTCAATGCTTGAAGACTTTTGGTTGCCTAGAAGAGAAGGTGGAAGAGGAACAGAGATTACAACTTTACCAGGTGGTTCAAACTTAGGTGAGATTGATGATATTACTTACTTCCAAAGAAAACTTTATAGATCGTTGAATGTTCCTATTTCAAGATTAGAAGCAGAGCAATCATTCTCACTAGGAAGATCAACAGAGATTACAAGAGACGAATTAAAATTTACTAAGTTTATCCAAAGACTTAGAAAGAAATTTGTACCACTATTCTTAGATATGTTAAGAACACAATTAGTTTTAAAAGGTGTTATTAATGTTGAAGAGTGGCCAAAGATTAAAGAACACATTCAATTTGACTTCTTAAAAGATGGTCACTTCTCAGAATTAAAAGCACAGGAATTATTGAATGATAGAATTAATATGTTAGGTTCAGTTGAAAACTACATAGGTACTTTCTTTAGTAAAGAGTTTGTTTACAAACAAGTATTAAGACTAACAGAGTTTGAGATTAAAGAAATGCAAGATCAAATGAAACGTGAGTCAGGTGCAGATATTGATGACGGTGGTGTTGATGTTCCTCAAACAGATGGTATTACAAGAGTACCATCATTTGGTGGCGCACCATTAGTTGCACCAGAACCTGCACAACCAGCAGATGCCCCTCCAGCAGATGGGCCTGATGCTGATGATATAAATAATACATAAGGAGAATTATAATGAGTTCAGAAAAAATAGTAGATGCATTGTCACAGGGTAATATGTTAGACGCTGAAGATGCATTTAAAGAAACGATGAAAACTAAAATTGCAGACGGAATCGAAAGTAAAAAGATTGAAGTTGCAAGAGGTTTAGTAAATAATCATATTGATGACACTCCAGCTGAAACAAGCGAGGAGTAGTCTAGTGCAATTTGAAGACTTATACTTATCGGTATTCGAAGGTGATGAGTACAAGAAATCTAGAGAATATAGACGACAATCGCCTAAAATGCGAAAAGCGATTGACGATTTATTTAAAAAAATGGATTCTAAGGGTTCAAATTTCCTAAATAATTTTGAGAAAACAATAACAGATGTTTCCAAAAGACATAGAGTACCAGAAAAGAAACTTTATGACTATTTTGAAAAAGAAGCGTCTGAATTTATGAGTTAAAAAGGATAGAAAATGGCATTTAAACTAATTAGACGAGCAAATGTAGTGACGGCTGCGAACACTGCTGATGATGCTCAACACACAGTTGACTTAGGAAAATTATCAGGTGGAGCTGCATTTAGAGTTTCAGAGTTTGGTGGTCAAGATGTATTCTTCAAAATTACAAACGAAGGCACAGCAGTCACATCTACAAACGGAATATTTTTAAGAGCTGGACAATCAGTAATAGTTGTACCTGAAGAAAGACCTAAATCTGCTTCAGCAACTTCAGCAACAAATGCTGACCCATGTGTACTAACTTTTGAGTTAGGACATAACTTTAATGTGGGTGATCAAATATCAGTCACAGATAGCTCGTCAGCATATAACACTTTACTTACAGATGCCAATTGTGCAGCTGTGACAGAAACAACAATCACAACAGATAAAGACTCAACATCAACAGGTGCTTTTACTGCATGTACAGTAAGAAGTAATTTTAAAATATCAGTAATTAACGAAACTGCTGGTAGTGATGGTGCTGTTTACATCGAAGAAGTTGTTCAAGGACACCCAGGTTTGTAATATGCAAAAAGTTAAACTAATTACAGAAGCAAACGATTTCTCAACAGATAATTTTCTTATCGAAGAAAAAGATGGTAAGAAGAATTACAAGATCAGAGGAATCTTTATGCAATCTAATATCAAAAACAGAAATGGTAGAGTATATCCAAAAGAAGTTTTGATGAAAGAAGTTAAATCTTACAATAAAAACTTCATCGAAAAGAATAGAGCATTCGGTGAGTTAGGACACCCAGAAGGCCCAACAGTAAATCTAGATAGAGTATCACACATGATTACTAAACTAGAAGCAGATGGCGATAATATAATTGGTGAGGCAAAAATTATGTCGACTCCAATGGGTGAGATCGTTAAAAGTTTAATGGACGAAGGTGCAACACTAGGAGTTTCATCTAGAGGAATGGGTTCTTTAGAAAACAAAGGTGGTGCAAACTATGTCAGATCAGATTTCAAACTAGCAACAGCAGGTGATATTGTTGCAGACCCATCAGCACCAAGTGCTTTCGTAGAGGGCATCATGGAAGGTAAAGAATGGGTTTGGGATCACGGGTCACTAGTTGAGTCACATGTTGCAGAAGCAAAAGCAAGAATTGAAGAAAGAGCAAAGTATAAACAAGATTTAGAATCTAGTTTAGAGTTTGCAAAATTTTTAAAGCAACTTTAGAAATTTTATAAATACATTATAAGGTAATACATTATGTACAAATGGTTTGACGAGTTGACTCGTGTTCCAAAACCAAATCGTGAAAAAGAAGATTACCATCATTATGGACTTTACGAAGTAGAAATATTGAATAGTATATTTCGTAATCATAATGTACAAACGGTTTTGAGTTTGGGGGGAATGTCTAATTTAGATTTCTTCCTAGCACAATATGATAATGATGTTAAGTCTGCTACTAACTTTGATGAAGCAGATACTTGGCGAGGATTTAATCTTGAAGACAAACATCAAGAGTATATCCAAAGATTTAATTATAATGGGGAATACATCTTTACGAGGCGAAGTTTAGATCGGTATGATGTTGTTGACGAAAAGTACGATGTTGTCTTCTCTAATATAGACACACTAAAAGGAAAGATGAAGGTTTTACCTACAATCTTTATAAAAATGTGGTCTTATATTGGATTACCTGAGAAGGTTAGAGAAAAGATGACAACGGACTATGAAAAGTTTTTTAGTAATGTGTTGGTCACAACAAACATGACAGTATTCTCTAATCAAGAAATTGAATACGAAAATAACCTTGTTGACACCTCC